GTTCTTGCTCTTGAGGTGGCGTTTCCTCACCGATTGACACGATTACTTCGTCGCCGATTTCCTCTTGTGATTCGGCTTCGGATTCTTGGCCGGCGCCGGGATTTTGCTCGTCGCCCACGTTCTCAAGTTCCGAATCCTCTTGCACTTCGATTGTTTCGGTTACTTCGGTTTCCGTCTCCATCTCTGCCGTTTTACCCATTTAACACCCCATAAACTCACCCGATAATGGCCGGGTGGATGCCATTATTTAACAAAAGAAAACGGTCTTTCGGTAGAGACGCGTTTAATAACTGGATTGCCGCGATGAGAAAGACCTTCCTTGAATTCAATGTCAGTCACTGTGCCAGCAAACATGCCAGAAGGATCAAAAACACTTTTTGCGTGTGGCGGTTCGATCGCTTTGTTAATAGAATGCAAAAACATTTGATAAACGGTTTCAGGACTATTTTGCGTTATGGGGTCACTACTAATAGTCGATCCCCAATAACTAGGATGGTCTGCAAATCTAGCTTTAAACTCTAAATTTGTTGGGCTCCTATTTTTTGCAACTTGTCCAGATTTTGTCAATGGCATCCTATCAACTGTCAAATAAACACTTCCGCCTTTTGCAATTTCTATTTTTGGGTTAAATTCAGGCCCTAAGCTTTTTATCATTGCAGCCACTTTGTTTGCATCATCAATACTTGATGTGACGCCTTTTCCTTTTTGAGTAATCATGCCTCCAAGCGCCGCCCCGCCAAGCGCCGCACCTTTTGCCAGCCCTGACGGAGTAGGAATTGCCATTGAAGTGATAAATTCTTGCACTGGTGCCCTTGCCGAACTCACCAATCCCGCATCTTCAAGCTGTTTACCTATCCACTCACTCCCGCCAACCACCTGCTGTTCTGGCGCGTTGTAACCGAATGGCCGCATTACCATAGCGGCAAGATCAACAGGCCCGCCAAGAACTGATGCGAGTCCTCGATAAGCAAGGTCTTTGATTGTCGGGTCAGCCATTTGTCCAGATTTCCTTAACAGCTTTGATGCCTTGCAGTGTTGCAGCTTGCTCGTCGTTGTCAATCTTCGCAAGCGTTTCCATTGTCTGCGCCCGCTTCAATTCGGCGTTGGCCACCGTCTCAACTGTATCAGCACGCGCTTTTGTTGCCTTAGCAACCGCTTCTTCTGCGGCAGCTTGCAAGAATATCGAGTTTGGATCTTCTACCTGTCCCTGTGCTTCAGCTGCCATTTCTTCCATTTCTTTTTCTGTCGGCTTAACCGCTCCAATTCTTACTAGTCGCTTACGGAAAAACTCGCGAACTTCGGACAGTCCTTCGCCTTCCATGTTCATCATGGCCATTGCTTGCAAGATCTGCTGAGTTTCCGCGTCTTGTGTCATTTGTAGCAGGCCGGTCAATGCACGCACTGTTGCTGCACGCTTGCTAGAAGAAGAAGGGCCGACCTGAACATCAACGTCGAAATCTGCTTCGGAAATATCGTTTTCCATTTCGATCTCGCCTTCTTCGTTCAAAGTCGGTCGCGCTAGTTCAACCTGGGAAATTTCCCCATTCTCCCCGAGCCCTTTCATTTTCCGTCCTTCTTCGACGTATATTTCCTTGGCCATACTCAACCATATTTCACCGCTGCGCTTCATGCCTTTGGAGAAGTTAGACATATAGATAAATGTCTGCATATCCAAGCGCTGCTGGATCATCTCCACAGCCTTACCGGATATGTTGCTAACCATCTTATCGGCCTGTTGAGATCCGCCCAAAATGTCCTGCATATCTTGTTCGGTAACTTGCAGCAACGCGGCCATGGCTGGTGGAATCTGCGGGCTTCTTGTGTAATCTACTGGCCCGCCCTGTGCTTGGTTGCCATTAGCGTCTGTAACAGGATTGATAAGCAAGTAAGGATAATTTTTTAAATTATCATCGGCCCACATTTGCTGGTGCCCGGCCACTTGCTCAGGAGTCATGATGGGTTTTTCAACGCTAGAAAGCGCGCTTATTTCACCAAGCTTTGACAACTGCATATTCTTTAGCCGCTGCGGATCCTTTGCTAGTCGAACGTGCCCCATGCATCGCTCAATGTTATCCACAAACCAGCGTTTCCCATAAACAGGCACGACCGGAATGCATTTCCCGGCAATATATCCACAGTCTTCCAGCACTTTACCGCCGGACATAATTAACTTTCGTACTTTCCTGACCTTTATTTTCTTTTGGCGGACTTCTCTAGATCCAATGGCGGCCAGCTTTTCCTCTAATTCTTCGTCTTCTTCAAAGTCAGACTGCCTGTATCTTTCTTCTTCACCAGATATAGTCTCAAAGATTCTTACCGTCTCGTTCTTTTCTTCGACCTTGTAATATTCTGCGACGAACACGACGTCAGGAGTCATCCAGTCAAATTCGTATTGGTGGATGATTTTTGGCCAGCTCGCCGGATCGTCGCCAAACTCTTGTTTATAACTTTCGCGCGTCATCGATGTGATAACATACGCAAACTTTGCATCAGCCTTATCCTGTCGCTTGGCATTCAAGTCAAAGAAAACTGAACTGTCGGCGTCGAAAATTGGCTCAATCTTGATCCTTTGTCGCTCGTCTTCGTCATCTTCTTCATTCTCGTAACAAGTGCGCAGCCGCCATGCGCCAAACCCTCCGGCCACAGCTTCCTCAAACGCATTGTCATATGCTTCATCTGCAACAGATGATTGCTCATCGGCCCTGAATAAAGACGCGCACAGGTCTGCGAGTTTGTCGTATTCCTGACCTTCTTTTGAGACAAAATTCACAGAAATACGGTTGTTCCTGTATTCGTTAATAATGCGAATTACAGCAAGGTGTATTTTATTTACTTCAAACTTTGGTTTGTTTTCGTAGATTTCTTGTAGGGGGCCTTCCCACTGAGCGCCCGCAATAGAGTAAAAGCGCCGATCTTTCAGGCATTGCATCCGCTCGTCTCTTAGCGCAGATTGAATACGATCGAATTCGGCGAGTGCATCCGCATGCATCGCTGCTAATTGTTGCTCTTTAGAAACTCTGCCCATATTTTCCCCATAGTTTTGCAGATTTTCTACCATTTACTAACTGTAGGCAATGGCACAAAACTAGCAACTTTGTTTTTGGCTGCGCGCCTAACACCTTCGCATGCATATCTAATTGAGTCGATAACGTGATTCTTTTTGTCATCTAGCACTGGCAAAATTTTACCAGTTAATGGGTCTGTTTTATAAGAGTATAGAGTTAATTCGTCAATTGTGTGGCTGCATCTTGGATGTACCACAATATCAAAAGACTTTAACCACTCAATCCCTTCCTCAACCGATTTAGGCCCTTTTGTCGCCGCCATTATCTTTGGAAATCCGTTGCGTTTCATATGGCTAATAGTTTCAGGGCGTGCAGAATCTGCAATGATTGGCCACTTTTCAGACTCTGGAACGGTCATAAACAAGTCAGGCGTATCCATAATCTCACAGCCTACTTGATAGGCTTCAAAATCAATATAAAGTGTGCGGCCAATGATATGGCAGCGCACCAACACAGTCGGATCAATAGCGAATCCCCAATCTGCTCCGAGTCTGTGGATCGCATCAGGCGGCGCTTCAAACTCCTCGACACGCCAATTTCTAAAAACGCGCGCCTCGGAGTTCTTGAGATATCCACCGCGCCAAACATGGTGGAATTTGTCCGGATCGCGACGTTTATCGTATTCCATTTCCTGCCGAAGCACGTCCGGGAACCATGGATTGTCGTCGTAATTAACCTGCAAAACTATAGAGTCAGGCGGTGGCGTGTCGCCTCGCAACAATTTATCTACTGGGTCATCTGGGCTGCGCGGGTTCCACGTGAACCAAAGCTCAGATCCAGGCTTGCGGATTGTCGGTCGCAGAAGATCAAGCGAGCGTTGGCTTAAGCTTTGCGCTTCTTCAACCCATGAGCAATCGTATCCCTCCAACGACTTTATCGAGTCCGCAGTGTGATTCTGCATTCCCTGAAAAATAACCAGTCCAGGCCCATGCTTTGCTTTAATCACAGCATCCTGAACCTCGAAGTAATCGCCAGCATTCATTGCCCCGATTTTGTGTTCAATAAGGCGCTTTACCGATTGATTCAGTGATTTTTGAATCTCCCGAACGCACACCGAGCTTCGCGCTTGATCCATTATGTGCGCTTCAATGAGCATTTCAGCAAAATTATGCGACTTGCCTGATCCACGGCCACCATGCGCGCCCTTATAGCGCGCCGGCTTAAGTAATGGAACAGACCAGCGCGGTGTCTGAATCTTGAGCGTTGTCACTCTTTTGCCCACTTCAAAATGTTTTCAGCCATCCATTGCATATCCTCGGCTAACCGGCGCACTTCCTTTTTATCAACATTAGAAACCGGGGCCAATTCTTTCTGCATTTCCTTGCACAGTTTTTTTAAAATTGTCAAGTCACTCGCCGGATCGTACATTTTTCACCTTTAAACAAAAGAGTTCAAAAAGCGCCGGGCACATCTTTCTTTCGCCCAGCTCCCATTGTTGCCAGTTCCGCGGACTGCGATAGATCAATGCAGCCGCTTTAGAAGCGCTTAAACCCGCCTTAGAGCGGGCTTCGCGCACCTGTTGAGGGGTTGGGTTATCCTGCACTCTGAAAGCCTCTTATATTCAGCAATCCACGTTCTTTAAAGCGTGGGATAAATTCGATTGAGTAGTCTTGAATTTCTCGCGCGTCGTAATACTTCTGCGCTTCCTCATAGACTCTTGCGATGTCTCTTTCAGCCTGACCCTCGGTTTTGTACGGGCCGCTCATTAAGTGGTAGCGCATGCCGCGCAAGGCTATAACATAAAACATCAGAACACCTCCGCGAGTTTGATTGCGTCAGACTTCTTGTCAAAGTAACAGCTGCGAAATCCTTCGGGTGTTTGAACTTGGTATTCGACTTCTTCGCCATCCTGCGCGTGTGTCACGATTAGCGTTGCGCGTCCAACTTTGTGATAAGTGAAATACATTTTTGTTCTCTCCCGTGGTTGATTTGCTTCTTATATCTTAATCGTTCAGTTAGCGACTATTTTTTGTTCTTCTCAAGCATTCTTGCGCAACTTTCTCAACAGGTTGACTTGAATTACGCTCAAAAAAATTAATGTCCTGAATTGGGAATGCTTTTATTCCGGCCCAATTAGTTGCCAAAAACTCAGCTGCTGTTAACCCGGTAAATTTTGCGACTCCCTTTGCTAGTTGCGTTAAAACGTCAAATCTAGTTGCACTCATTTTGATCTCCTTTCTGCTATCGAGCGTAAGTGCCATTTTTCTTTTTTTCTTCACGTGATTCAGCGTATTCCATTGCAAACGCATTCAAAAAGAAAGTGTTAAAAAGTCGATAACTTTTAAATGCTTCATCGTGAGCATTTTTTGCAGCTCTATACGCTTCACTTGCGCGAACTTCATCAGAAACAAGCCCAAACAAATTTCTTTCAAACTTTTTTAAGTTCATGCCAGTTTCTTTATACTTGGCAGCAAAACGTTCGCGCATTTCGTTTGCTTGTTCAAAAGTAAATTTGGTCATGGCAATCTCCTATCTGTTGTTGTGATGTGCTGCTGATGTATTGAACTATACGCACAACGTTCGCACATGTCAAGCATCATCCTCAATTTTTTTTTCTATTGCTCGCTGCTCGATCACTTCACCAATGACAACGCGCTCGATTCGCTCGATCTTGAGCGGGTTGTCAGAGTCGCCTCCGACCGTAACTTTGTCGCCGTAGCGCTTGGGGTCCCACTTTGCCAGCAATTGCAATCGCGTCCAGATTCGATTCTTTTGCCAAGCGACATACCCAGGATCAACTCCGCCTCGTTCGTTAAGCGGTGGTGGTTCGTCTGCAATCTCAAGCGTCGATGTTGCGATGATGTCGTGTCCGGCCGCCCTCGCGCGCGCGAACCTTTCGGCAAGCTCAGGATTCGCATAAGTCCAGTCATACCAAGTAGTCAGCCCCATCCCAATTTTCTTCACCGCCTGGGCTAATGGAACGCCAGCGCTAACATCGCTCAAAATGGCGTCTACTTTTTCTTGAGTAAATGAGCTTTTACGCATGATCAAAAAGTCTTAACAATTGGACGGCAAACAAGCACACCGTCCTTTGTCTTCACGCAATGATAATTCGCACTCGCATCAAAACTAATTAAAGCAATCGCCAAGAATGAAATAGTTTTCATATCATTAATCCATGAAAAAAACAGCGGTAGCAATTATTACCAACCCCCCAATAACCAATAAGCTAATCATTTATCCGCCCCATATAAATCAATTAACCTGCCCAAATAATCCTGTGCCTTTTCTAAATCCTGCACGCCGCCCTTGTCTTTCCACCGTGCAACATATTTAATCACATTACCCCAATAAAACCCGCCAAGTTCTTCCTTACTCATCCACACAGCCATCGCCTCGACAGGCTGAATGTCTTTCTGGTAATGCTGACCGCCTATCTGACTCATAGCAACCTCATAGAAACCCATAGGACCACATAGACTTCATCGTAGCACATTGTGCGCAATCTAACACAAGTCGCACAATGTTCGCGGAACAGCCACAGGAACAAAAGGGAACAAGGGAACAACCCTAAGGGTTGTTGTTCCGTTCTGTTCCCATCTTTGTTACTTTTCCCACAAAGGGAACAAACGGAAATGTTCCCTTTTGTTCCCTTTTGTTCCCGCACATTGTACGCATATGAATTTTACTAGAATCACCGTCTGATCATCATCGAGCTGCTCATGGTTTGATCAATAACGACCCATCCATGCTCAAAAACATCGATCATTTTTGCCTGCATGAGCTCACAGATCACACGTCCTTTTTGGCTTGGTTTGATATAAACAGTCGCAGAATTAGACGAAACCCCAATGCTATTTATAAGGTAATCAATGAATGCACTCCTGGAAATATAAGGAATATTATTCCGAACTTCTTTCCCGGTTTTTTCCCATGCCTGCTCAAAAAGTCTGCGATGCTTTTCGATAGGGCTTGCGGCTTTCTTTTCTGGCGCATCAACGATTGCCACGACGGCGCTAGAAACTTGTTCCCCATCCTCGTCTAACCACCCGGGTATATCCACCTTTTCCAACTGGCAATATATTGGTGCCGATAATTCTGCGTCTTTACTTTTCCTCTGAATAATCTCCATTGGGGAGCTATCTTTTGCCGGGACAATACTTACCTCAATATCTAATGCCCCACGCCATGCGGAACTTCCGCGGGCACGATGCTGGGCTTCTTCCGACACGCCTGTGTGGTGCACCAGAATGACGGAACAATTAAATTCCCGCATCAAGCCATTGCAGGCATCAAGCATTGTCTTGGCATCCTGGGCGCTGTTTTCGTCGCCCAATAAAAAACGGTGCAGCGTGTCAACCACGATTAGGCATGGTGCGTTTGGCAGGGTTCTCAAATTGTCAGAAACGCGCAAATATCCATCAGGCGTGTTTAGATCGCACCCATCTTTGCTTAACCACATATTGAAGCTACCGGCCTGATTGCGATGCTTCCACGCGGCTACGCGGCTACGCAATCCGTGGTGCCCTTCACCTGCCAGATAAACGACGGCCCCATGTTTAACCTTGTGTCCTGCCCATTCCGTTTTGCCGCTTGCCATGCTCAAGCACCAGTCGAGTACCACGAACGTTTTTCCGCCGCCCGATGGGCCATGCACCATTATCAAGGCTTGATCCTGCACCCAATGTTTTATGCGCCAGGAAATTGGGGCAGGTTGGGCGCAGAAGGCATCGGCAGGAATCAACCATTCGTTCTTTGGCGGATTCAAAAGCCCCGCAAGATCCTGCCCTGCTTGGACGTAATCGTTAGCATCGCCCTGCACTGGAGGGATGATCATGCGCACCCCGTATTTGGCGCACGCTTGCTCGGCATACTTTTGCCCGACCCCTGAAGCATCGTTATCGGCCACGATCACAATGTCTTGTGCCTGCCCGTATAGATCACGCAATGTGCCGGTGACTGGCACTAGATTGCTGGCGCTGTACGCCACGACTACCGGGCGTTTGCTTACTTCGTGAATCGTTGCAGCGGTGGCGTATCCCTCGGCCACATACAACACCCCAGGCACGTCTAGCGTGCCAATGATGCAAAACTTACCGCTTACGCTGCCTCCAGGGTGATACAACTTTCCGCCCTCGGCATCGATGTATTGCAAGCTGCATAACACCCCAGATTCGTCGAATAACGGCACTATCAATCGTCCGTCGCCGGTTATTTTCGCGCCATGTGGCTGAATGCCCTTGCGTTTCAGATACGGATGCTCCGGGCTTGCAGCTGCGCCTTCGCTCCAAATAATGTCGACGGTGCTTGCCGCGGCTTCGTTTTGGCGTCTGCGCTCTGCGTCACGAGCTGCTTTGGCTGCGGCAACGCGTGCCACGTGGGCCATTTCTTCGGCCACGCTCCATTTTTTGCCGG